CTTTGCCTTCGGTTTCTTTTGTCGACAGCAGGTTTCTTTTGAGTTGGAGTTTCGAGCATTCTTTTTGTGCTCCATCCTCTCGATAGCCTATTGCATAAAACATGTCTATTGAACCCAAAGCGAGAGGTGCATGCAGTAAAGGACGAGCTGTACCGACTGTCTCAGCAAGCAAATAAAAGTTCGCTTGAGCAATCCATTGACGCGGCACAAACAGATTGGCAGGCAGAGCACGGGAAGTGCTCGATGTGCGACACAGGGGAACGACCAGACGAACGTGGGCTGCATCGAAGCCAGTACCCTTGTGGCAATGCTGAAGCGTGCCATGCGTGTCACGGGTGTTTGCCGCCAGCGGAGATTTGCAGAGCGTGCAACCGATTGAACGTGTACGAGTACCAATGTTGAGGGATAACTTAATTACTTCACCCGATCCCATTATGTTGCACTGAGGCTTAAGGCCTTCAGGGCAAAAGACTTGCAAAGGCGAGAGTGCAATATTATGGGGCTTACCTGAATCCGCCACCAGATCGCCGAACCTCGGCCATCGCCCGTCTGAACCCTTCCATTTCGTCCTCGATTGTGGTCGGGTTCGATCCCCAGGAGCTGTCGAAGTCTTCCTGTGAGACTTCCGAGACATTTCCGTCGCCTCGCCCTTCCAGTACTGAGCCCGTGTCCGTCTTACGGTACGCCTCAAGAGCTTCTGCGGGGTTGAACTGATCTACGACATGTCCGTCGCCCTCAGTGTCCATGATCGCCCAGTGGCACAGCACAACGGCGTCAGCGGTATCTGGCGAGCGGCCGATCTTCTCTTTAATCGGCTGGACGTTCGCCAAGGCTCCTCGGCTCTTGATCTTCGGCGTGGCTTGAAACCTGGTCATGTCAGAAGTGTAGTGCTTTTCATGAGCGACTAATTCTTCACGAAGCTTGTCATCATCCGGCAGCATGAACAGGTCGGCGTATGCTGAGTCTGGATCCAGTCGAACGCCGAGCACGCCATACAGCTCAGCCCGCACATTGACATACAGGCTGGGGTTAGACGCTGAGCGGTTTCCTTTCATGGCATAAACGATCGCTCCGTTCTTCTCCATGATCTCTGCGATCACGTTACCGCCAGCACCGATCGCATCGACTGCAATCGGGACTTCCCCACTATAAAGATCGAAGCCCATCTCTTTGCAACACTGGACGATCCACGAAAGAGTCTGCATGGAGTTCGCTTTGCGGGTACGGAATATCTTCTTAATGCCCAGGGGTCCGCCGGCAACCAGGACCGTCTCGTCGCCCTCTACAGATGCCGCAAGGTCAAGGCCGAGCGCTGTGACTTCGATCTTGTCCTTGTGCAAATTCCACATTGCGCAAGGTTCTTTAAGCCATGTCGGAACAATGATCTGGAAATCAGCATCTTCAGGTGGAAACTTACCTTCGCCAGACCATGCACGCTCCGTCTCGTTGGGAGACAACATGATGGTCTTATACTTGGCGTAGTCCATCTGGCCAGGAATCAACGGCCGAGTGTGTGGGATCAGATGGTCAGGAACTTTGTCGCCTTCAGCAATGAAGAACTTCTCGCCATCGATCGTCTCGCCTTCAAGTCCACCTGGCGGGCCGTAAGGAATCGAGAGTCGCTTGGCTCGGACGTTCAAGGCTCCATGTCCGCCGAACGTCAGGCACGCCCGTTTGATACCTTTGTCAACGATTACTTGATTCTTGTCAGGCTCTACCTTCGGGTACAGGTCATAGAAGAACCCTGAAAGGACTCGAGGGTTCGAGATGTAGATAATCAGGTTGGCTTGTTTGCGTGCATTAATGGGCAGCTCAGGTGGGGTAGAGCTCGATTCGTCGAAGCAAAATGTTACATGGGCTCCGTGGCCACCAGATAGACCTTCTCCTGTTTCTGGATTGGCGATTGCCACGAAGTGCTTTGGCTCGTTGGGATCCTTCACTCCAGCGGCTAAAGTCTCGCATCCGTCTGGGTATCGCATCTTCTTACGCCACGTAACCATCTCAGCAAACATAACATCCTTGGCATGCTTCGTGGATTGAGACAAAAGAGTAATGCGGTCGTTCTCGTAGAGTGAATATCTAATATTCAACAACAGGGCCGTAGCAAAACCTTTGCCAGGGGATGTAGACCCCTTAATTGCTATCTCGCGAATGCTGGGGTCGAATGCGTGGCCAATCAACTCAACCTGTGCGTCGTCCAGTCTGAGATCAAGGGCATGCTTTCGAGTGCAGTGCTTGGCGAAGTATCGCAGGTCCAGCTCGTCGCGGATTACTAACTCAGGCCACTGTCGTCGCACGTAGTCCCATGGGTCGCCTGCTAATGCCTTGTCCTTCGCTCGCTTGAGTAAGATTGCCTGTATCTCTGCACGGCTCCGCATCGTACTCTCAGCACGCTCAGAGAGGATGTGCTTCTCCAGCTTCTTCTCCTTGGAGATCTTCTGGACGGGCGTCTCTTCAGGTTCATCCTCGACTATCATTTCCGACAGGTCGAACCCGTGTTCCTCAAGAGCAGTTTCCGTGCGGCGATTAGCGAAGTATCGACGGCCCTTCTTGGACAGGTATCCCTCAACAAAGAGTTGCTCGACCTCAGACGCAGCGATCCCCTTGCGGGTGATCAGCTTCGAGGCAGAGTGATGACCTGCTTTGCCGAACGAGTTAGCAAGAATGTGAAGTTGATCGGCATTAAGATACGGATTCACTCTTCCTCTTTCTTCGATAGAAAAGGAGATACCCATAGGCTGCGACCGTGGCTGCGATACCGTACAGGGTGTTCCTTGTCATGTCCCATTTGATCTTCAAGCCAAACTCTTCTCCAGGCTTCGGATCGTCAGAGATTGAACTCACTGCGATGTAGTCCGCTGGAGACACGACCTCGGAGATAATCTCCACAGGGATGTCACCGGCGTCCTCTTCCGCGAAGTTCGAGACGCTGCCATTCAGGATGTGCTCGATCTTCAGTACTGCAGGCTCGACGTACTCTATTCCGGAACCGGAAGGAACTAGGATCGATACGTGAAACTTGGAGATACTAAGCCCAAGAGCTTTCTCATAGTCAGCGAACATCGCGGGACGGGCTCGCTCAGAGATGACTTCAATCTTCGACTTGCCGCTTGACAGGCGTTCGATAGCTCGGCGACCTGGGCCTTCCCCTGCCATCGCCAGGGCTGGGAACTCGTCAGAGATCGCGATCAGGATCGTTAGCCCTTCCCACTTAATGACTGGTTCTGGCTTAGGGCTAGAGCTCGGATCGAGCATCTCACCAATCACACGAATCGCTTCCGGAGTAGCAGTGATTCCAGGTGCGACACTGTTCGGGATTGGTGGCGGATCCAGTTGTGGCTCCCTTACCGGAAGTGGCTCACTTTCCTTAGGCGGATGCGGAACCTTAGTGACAGGCTCCCTGTTAACCTTTAGTTGATTGCGAGCCCAGTTGTCGACGTCTTCCCATGTGTTAATCGGCCCTTCGAATACGATATTGTTCGAAGTAAACATTGGCACGGAGATGCCCCGCTCCTGGCAATCCTTGAAGGACAGGGGATGCAAGTGATAATCGAACCCGCGAGCCTTGGTGGTCGATCGAGCGTACTTCTTGAAGTCTTCACATGGTGGGCAATGGAAATCACCAGCGACCCACACGTCGATGTATTCTCTTGACGGCAGGGCTGGCTCCGGGTTGCCGCCGCCGTACTTGGCAGCAAACCATTTCTCGTATCGCTGCCGGGAAACCGATGCGTCTTCACCAACGTACATCTTCCATTTCTGGTGAGAGTCCATGCCAGCTTCCTGTGCTCGCATCAGATCGCGGGGGCTTGACATCTCCAGCATCCACTCAACAAGAGACGCGGAACCTGAGTAAAGAGCTGTCAGCTGGTCCGCATCCTGCGGGTATTCTTTACTGCCGAACATATCCCAGACAGAAGACTTAAGGTTGCCGTGAACCAAGGCTGACCGAATTCGCTTCTTGGCTTCACGGGACTCGAACTGAGCAGCACACCCTTCGTCCAGCCACCTTGGGATAGGCTTACCGATGATCGAGTGTCGAACCGCGTGGTCAACTTCATGTGGGAGAGTGTTCTCAATGGCGAGATCGCGAGGACCAGACAGAATCATAACCATTGAGGTTATGCCCCCTGGTCGATATGAGAAGTTCGTCTTCCCGGAGTCCAGATTATTTTCTCCTCGGGACCAGGAAATCTCGCAAGGCTCATCCCAGTCTTTGAGTTTCTTGCCAGTCCAGAATTCAGCGGAACGGATACGTGCCTTCTCAGCCGCTTCCACAAGGTCTCGGTCACCCACGAAGTTCTGGGCCTGGCAGGTCGTCGCGCACAGCGACAGAATTACAATGATTCTCGTAAGCATGTGGTGTCCTTCCCTGGACTGCTCATCGGTAAGTATCTGATGGGTGATATCCCGGCGATCCTACTCCATGAGTCTTGTTGTATTCGTGAATGAATTGTTTGTCTTCTTCACTCAAGTGGTCACCCTTGAGCAGTCTCTTTCCAAGTTTGAGCACTCCAGCAGCAAGAGGATTCTGTAAGTGAGCAAGGATTGCTCCACCGACACCTGTCAGTAGGCTAGGGGCTGCGACTTGAATTAAGGCAATTGCGATACTCATTCCTGGCCCTTCACAAATCCGTGTGCAGTCTCAGCTGCTTTCTTGAGAAGGTGCAGCTTCCGAGACTTGTATCCTTCTCGGCCGGTGTACCCCGCCATCAGTACGCCCAACAGAGAGGCAATTAGTCCGTTGCTGAACGGGCCTTCTTCGCCTTCCTTCTTAGGCTCTGATGCCTTCTTGCCGATCAGGTTGATCAGCTTGTTCTCTGAGGCTTCCATTCGCTTCAGAATCAAGTCCTGTGCCTTGTCTTTGATTGCGGTCTTCACGTCCGTGATTACCGGAGTTGACTCACGGCGATACGCCTCAGGTGTTGACAGAGCCGCTTCGATTGTCCGGAACGAGTCAGCGTGAACTCGCTCAAAGATGATCTCGATCGGCACTGTGTCTGGAACTTTGCCTTCGATTGCTTTCTCGACCTTCTTTGCGATCAACCCTTTTAGACCCAGATTACGAGACCGAACCAGTACCAGAATCACGCCCGGGTCGGCCGGCAATCCAGCAGCTTCCGTGATTGCCTTAAACATCTCAGGCCGAGTCCGTTCTGGGACGATCTCAACTCGAGCCTTGCCTTCCATCTCCTCGTTGATCTTACGCTGCAAGGGGCCAGCGATCTTGTCAAGCCCGAGGACAATTGCCTTTGCCTTGACTGCGTTCACGTCCTGTTTCTTAGCGAGTGCGATGATCGTCAGCTCGCTGGGATCCAGCCCGTCTGGCATAGGCGGCAAGTCAGCTCGAGGAGCGGGTGCTCCAAAGAAGAGCGACACGAAAGCATCGATGATCGACTTGAACCATCCGAAGATCGTTCCAAGAAGACCAGGACGGTAAGACTCGGATCGAGTCTTGTTTGTGGCTTCTACCCAGAAGGTTGGAAACTGCGTCAGCTTTTGCTTTGTGTAATACTCGTAGGATGCCTTCCACTGCTCGTAGGCAGGATCGTCCGTGCTGATTACGGTCACAGGGCTTCCGGTTGCTGTGATCTCTTTCTGGTACAGCTCGCAGTCCTTGTTTCCGGGAGTCGAGAACATCACCAGTCTTCGCTGTCCGCGATATGGCTGAGACGCCTTAATAGCCGTATGGATTTCTCCGAGGCCGATCCAGTAAGTCAGAGGCCATTCCCCGCTCATCGACAGGATGCCAATCAGCTTTCCGTCACTGTCGATCAAAGGGGAACCGGAATCCCGCTCCGGAGACGGCCAATTTGTCACCAATCCATTCTGCAGGCCAGTTTGAAAACCAGGCCCGAGAGAAAAGCTGACGTTCTCATTGACCACCTCACCGGAGACTCCAGGGGATGTAACAATGTCTCCAACCTTAGGTTGTCGATTAGAGATCAGGATGTAAGGAAACTCGCCGCCGCCAAGGATGTGGTAGACCTGCACCTCGTCCCTGAAGTTCTTCTGCGGCATTCGCTTCAGGACAGCCTGCCGCTTCGTGCCATCATGAAGCGTGACTTCAATCTGGCGGCTGTTCGAGACATGCTCTGCTGTCATCACCAGACCAGAAGGAGAGATAATGACTCCCTTTCCGCTACCGATCGAGACGACCGCATCTGAGGCGGGTGACAATGTGCAGAACGATACTGCCATTGCGAAGATGATTTTATTCACTGCCGGTTCCCTGCGTGTAGTATTCCATGAAATGTGACCGGATTATATTCGCCCGATACCCCAGGATTCTGTCGATGGCCACATAGAAAAAGCTGGGATTGATTTGTATTCTGTCACGGCGATTAATGTACGCCACCGCTCCGGTATGCTGAAAACGTAACAAGGAAGGCACTCTCGGAACAATGTCATTTCTGTTGACGACTCTGAACTGCCGGCCGTTCAGCTCATTCCGGACTCGGCGAGACATCTTTCGTCCAAAGACTCTTGGGGCTCCGAAGGTGTAGGATCGCTTGATTCTGACCCCTCGGTGAGTCTCAAGCTCCCACATGGCGACATTCGCCAAAGCTCCACCCAGGGAGTGCCCCGTCAGGAATATGTCCTTGTCTTCATTGGCTTTACAGACTTTGGTCACGTCAGCAGCAAGCAGTCGATAAGCTTTCAGGAATCCATCGTGAAGGTAGAATCCGCCTTCGATCTCGGTTTTGCCGACATTCAGATCTGAAAGCCAGTCTTTGATTTCGTCCGGTTCTGTTCCCCGGAAAGCAATAATCAGGGCTGGCCCGTGAATCACGATCGCCTGCGAGCCCTTATGGTCGATCAGGTCAACCTCACAACCCCATCTTCGTTTAACGGCGTCCAGTCCTTCCTTGCAATAGGCGTCCTCTGAGGCGATCGCCAGCATGTGAGCCATCTGTCGACAGAAGCCATTTACTCTTTTCAGGGGAGACCAGTCCATTTTCTCGTCCTTAATGCTTGACTATGTTGTGCAGCAGAGGTAAATTGAGCGTATGAAAATCTTATCGCTGTTCCCGAAGAATCTTTACGATACGAAGATGTCTATCGGACGAACCATCTACCTGAATCATACAGGGCGAGACCATGACGTGGTTTGGTCTGGCTGTGGATGGCCGAATTACGACGCAACGAAAAGTGTCCAGGAAAACATTGAGTCTATCGAATCGGTAGAACTGGGTGTTAAGTTTGACGCAGTTGTCGTCTACAAAGGCGACCAGCTCATTGGGATCGAAGATGTTCAGCGAACCCGCGTAATCATCTTTAACGAGGCTCACGATACCAATTCAGTACCGCGAGAGATATCCGAAGCCGGGGCTGACATTGTCGTCTTTCACCACTACGGTGACTATCTCAAATGGAAGGGCGAGCTGCTCAAACAGGGAAAGAGACCGGAAACGTGGTGTCACGCCGCCCCGAAGGTCCCGTACACTCCTTGGGAAGACAGAATTTACGGCTCTATACTGTCAGGGTGCCTGGCGGAAAGTATTTATCCTGTTAGGTTTGCAGCGTCGGAGGCGATCACGTCCGGCCTGCTGAAGAGTCCTCACATCATTGGCCACCCCGGCTACCGAGTCGGCAATCGGGACCAGGTGAGAGAGCAGTATGTTGAATATCTTCGGAAATTGTCCATGTCGAAGGTTTCAATCTGTTGCAGCAGTATTTATAAGTACCCTCTCGCGAAGATGTTCGAGTCTGCCATGTGCGGTTGTGTAGTGGCGACCGACCTGCCGAAGTGTCCGGAGTTTGAACGACTACTGTGGCCTCTGTGTATTCAGCTCGAGAGCGACATGAGTCCAGCGGATATCGCACACGAGATCAACTCAGTGTCTGATTCCGAGTTGCGAGAACGAAGCGAAGAAACGAAACGAGTTGCATCTGACAACTTTTCTCATGACCACTGGTCGGCTTGCCTGATATCGGCGATTCAGAATCGCTAAGCTTAAATGGACTAGAGCAAACGGCATGATGCTTACGGGATACGGCCCCGACCAGTGGTTAATTTCAATCAAGGAATAGACGATGAAGCACAGTGAGTCATTAACGAATATCGCTCCAGCCCTGCTCGCGGCACAAGCAGAGCTGAATACAATTCCAACCGATGAAGAATCAAACATTGAGGGCAGGAGCTATCGGTACACTTCGCTCGGCTCACTACTGAAAGCTGCCAAAGAAGCGTTGAATAAGCACGGCATGGTGATCTTGCAGCCCGGGGAGATATCCCAGACTGCGAACCTGGTTAACATGGAGACGGTAATCATTCACGAGTCGGGAGAGTTCATCTCCGGAACCTTCTCTGTGCCTTACGGTCAGTTGGACCCACAGAAGGCAGGCTCAGCAATCACTTACGCTCGGCGGTACTCGGCGGGCTCAATGCTGGGGATGGTCTCCGAGAAGGATGATGACGGCGCTTCTTCCGTGCCGAAGAAGAAGGATCCGCCGAAAGAGCCGCCCAAGTCAGCTCCACCGAAATCGGCTCCGCCAAAGAGTAAGCCTGCCGAGAAACCCAAGGAGAAGCCCAGGGAGTCTCGATCTTCCCTGGAACTGCGAGAAGCTGCGGTTGCCAAGATTCTGGCTCACAAGAAGAGAATCAAAGAAAGCCCGAATGATGCCGTTGAGATAAACGGGCTCATTGAAAGGATCGAGAAGTCAGTCAAGGACATGTGCGAAGAAGAGGGCATCATGGACAAGGCTGACTACGTGATTGTACGCGACCTGGTTAAGGAGCATTTCAGTGCCTAAGCTTGCAGATAGAATGATGATCAATCCCGTCTACCGGGACACGCTGAGTCCGCTTACTGAAAAGGAGTCGTCTCAGCTTGAGATGAACATCCTGCAGGAAGGGGGATTCCTGTCACCGATCCTGTATCACCTGTCAGAGGGCGGCGAAGAAGTGATCGTGGATGGTCATCATCGGTACGCGATCTGGCAGGAGCATGAGGGCAATGTCGACGTAGAGGCTCCGTCCTTCAAGGACGTGTCGGAACTGAGCGGCTCCACGGAAGAGGAAGTTGTCGAGTGGATTCGCAACCACCAGAAGGGCAGGAGAAATAACCCGACACTCAGCGAACAGTACGAAATGGGCCAGGAAGTCCTTGATGCTCGCGAGATGGGCGGCACAATCAAGGACTACGCAGAAGCCAACGACGTAACTCCAAGCCAGGCTGGCCATGCCGCGAAGCTTGCAGAGACGATCGACGAAGGAGAGGACGAGTCGCCAGGGTTCAGGGATCAGATACTTGGTGACGAAGAGGCAACCGCGTCCGGGGCAATACAGGCAGTGAAGGATTTGAATGCCACGGAGCCGAGTCCCTTGATGGTGTTTGAGTCAGTACAAGGGCTGCTGGGGAAGTTGTCACGTGCCGTCATGAAGGCAAAGCAGGCGTTCCCTGGTGTGCAGGACCTTGACGTGCCTGGTGCTATCTCTGCCATTGGAGAAGACATTAAGCGGTGGGAAGACCAGTGTGCGAAAGAAGTGAGCTAGTGTCAGAAAGTCGATGGGTAAACGTGCCGGACGACCCGATGGACCATTTCGGGTTCGTTTACCGAATCACTCACGAAAGTGGTGCGTTCTACATAGGCAAGAAACAGTTCAAAAGACGGATTCGCCGGAAGCCACTGAAAGGCAAAAAGAGACACCGAATCGATCACGTGGAATCTGACTGGAAAACGTACTGGGGTTCGTCTAATCTGCTCCTGGAAGCGATCGAGAAATACGGCGAACAGCAGTTCACTCGAGAAATCATCAGTCTGCATCAATCTAAGTCTGAGCTGGCGATGGCAGAGTTAAAGCTGCAGCTTGAGTGTGATGTACTGAATGACCCAATCAGCTTCAATGGAATAATCCACGTGCGATTGTCAAAGAAGGTTGGTGATCCAATCGGAAAGGCGATGAGTGATGAATCGTAAGACTCATGGGCAGCTTGCAATACTTGATGGGCTCTTAGGGCTCTTTAATCTACTGGCGTGCTTCATAGGTGAGACATACAACATCAATGTGGTCGCCGCTGTTGTCTGTTCGGGCTTCACGGCTTTCCATGCAGTTATGTATTTCACGGGAGTCAATGATGAATCGTAGAGAAATGTTGCTGAGCTCAACTCTGATCCCGGCCACGAGTCAGATAGTGAGCACTGACAAGGCAGATTCAATGGTCTGCTTCCTGTCGCCTGAAGATAATCTGTCTCCGAAGCAGCAACAGCAGTGGCGTGAGCAACTCGACACCGAGGAGAAGCGAACGGGCTACAAGTTCGTGATCATTCCACCAGGCTGTGAAGTGCAAGCTGCGAGTGGGGCGAAGTACGGCCGGTCGGAGTCAGTTGGTGTGGTGTCGATGTCTGTGTTTGCGGAGTCGGAGGAGAGCTTGGAGAGGATCTGGAATGCAACGTAGGGGTTTCCTTGGTGCGATCTCTGCAGGGCTGTTTGGGGCGAGGCTACCGGTCCCTGCCAAGCAAGTACTGATGACGACTTCGCTTGAGGCAAAGAAGTACACATCAAATATCCAGATTCCAAATGAGATGCTGGATGATGAAATTGGGCACATCATCAGGTCACGAATGGTAGAGGCGTTGAGTGAGAGAATCGACAGGGAGATAATGGGATGAACTGGAAAGTTTTCACTCGGCAAGAGTAAGCAAATCCGCAGCCGCTGAGGCACAGGCATCAAGCTGAAACTCGGCGCTGATTTTGAAGAAGGCAGGGTCTTGTGCAATGCAAGGCCCTGCCTTTCGTTTGCGAGAGAATGGAGAGAGAGTTTATGACCGCGTTGTATGACAACTTAAAGTTCCCGAGTGGTCCGCGTTTCAAGAGTCCTATTGGCAAGAGAACTGACCTGCTATTTGTTCTTGCTTTTGCTGGAAATAGGAAAGGACATAGCTACTGGATGTGCGTTTGCGACTGTGGGGAAATGTGTGTCAGAAGCCAAAAGGAGCTGAACAGGAAGACGACAAACAGTTGTGGCTGCGCTAGGGTTAACAGGATTGGAACTAAAGGAGTCAAAAGAAAGGCTAAGGAAAAGCCTGCAGGGAAGTACGACACCGTCAAGACGCCCACTAACGCAAACTTCAAAAGCCTACTGGGGAAGAGGTTCGGCAGATTGTTCGTTCTAGCGTTTGATGGAAGGAAAACCGAGAGAAACTTCTGGAAGTGTATTTGTGACTGTGGAAACATGAGGGTCGTAAGCTCAACAAGGCTTGGCTCCCAAGACGTGAGAAGTTGTGGATGCGGCGGAGAAAAAAGAAAGAGAAGAGGCGTAGAGATAGAGCCTGAGCATGAGGCTTGGTCAAACATGAGAAGGAGATGTGGAGATCCAACAAACAAGAGTTATCGGATTTACGGAGAAAAGGGCATCACCGTATGCGACCGATGGGCTGAGTACAAAAACTTCATTGAGGACATGGGAAGGAAGCCAACTCCGAAGCATTCGATCGATCGCATTGACGGAAACAGAAACTATGAGCCGGGAAACTGCCGATGGGCGACAGCTACTGAGCAGGCAAGGAACGTATCCACGAACGTCTTGTTGGATTACAAGGGGGAGAGGAAATGCATTACTGAATGGGCTGAGGCAATTGGAATGAAAGGGGCCACGCTCGGTGTTAGGATCAGAAGTGGGTGGAGCGTAGAGGACGCAATCGAGACGCCTGTAGGCGAGAAGAGAATCAGCAAGAGGAATGAAGTATGACCTTTCCTATGTGGCCTCACCAACAAAAAGCGTTTGACCAGTTCTGGGCTCATGTGGATGCAGGCAAAAAGAGAATCTGCACTGTGGGTGCTTGCGGGGCCGGCAAGACAAGGCTTTCATCTGAGATAATCAAGGAAGCTAATCGCAGAAACCTGAAGACGGTTTTCTCTGTAAATCGCAAGAGTCTGGCCGAGCAGTCTCGCAAGGTACTAGAGGGGCTAGGTCTTGACCCCGGGATGCGTGCGTCTGGTTACAAGACTGATTTCGACAAACCTCTTCAGATATCCATGACTCCCACAGAGGGCGTGAGAACGCTAGGGAAGAACCCGAGTTGGAATATACACAACGCAGACATCGTCTTCTTTGATGAGGCTCACAACGAACGATCTGCTCGTTCTCTTGCATTGATCAAGAAGTATGAGGAAAGCAATCCAAATGTGGTTTTCTGTGGCTTGACCGCGACTCCGCTCGATATTTCTCATATCTATGACACGCTTGTGTTGGCTGGCATTAACTCAGAACTCCGCGAGTGTGGGGCTCACCTGATCTGTAAAGAGTACTGTCCGACCATGCCGGACTACATGAGCATGAAGCGAAACGCTGAGGGAGAGTACTCAGAGAAGACAGTAAACGAGAATATGAAGCCCGAGATCGTATTCGGGCATATCCTACCGCACTACCGTCGCCTGAATCCGATGCAGCGTCCGACTATCGTGTTCGCTCCTTCCGTGCGTGGAAGCATTACGATCACAGACATGTTTTTGAACGCCGGGATCCCGTCCGCTCACATCGACGCCAAGCATATCTATTACGGAGAGAAGGACGCGGACGGCCGACCGGTCATGGAAGACTCCATGAAGATCAAGAACCGCGAGAAGCTATTCGACGAGGTACGGAACGGCGAGATTAAAATCATCAGCTCAAGGTTTCTGTTAACCGAGGGTATCGACTTGCCACAAGTCGGCCATCTGATCTTTGCTACATCCTACGGCAGCCTGAAAATGTTCCTACAGGCCGGTGGGCGAGTGTTAAGGGCACACGACAGCCTAGACTACGTAACTTGCATCGCGAGAGGCTCTAAGGTTTTAACTGATAGAGGTCTCGTAAATATTCAAGATGTCTCACTGGCAGACAAAGTGTGGGACGGAGTAGAGTTTGTTTCCCATGACGGTGCAATCTGCAAGGGTGTGCAGAAAGTCATTGAGTGGGATGGAGTAACAGCAACGCCTGAGCATGAGGTTTACACAAGTCATGGATGGGAAACGATCGAAACGGCGAAGAGTTACAAGAGAAGGATTGCTAGAACCGGAATGGGTAGGGTTCCAGTCAGGCTGTCTGAGGATATCAGGCAGAAGCACACAGGGGACCGGATCAAGCCTGAAGGTGCAGGTTCATTGCGAAAAATGTGGAAAAAGCTCACAAAAACGTTTTTACGCAATGAAGAGAGCGAAATCGAGAGGGTGTGCCCATTGCATGAACAAGTTCGGTCCTCATTGCCCAGAATGGCTATGGAGAAGGGTCCAGCATCAAAAGCACAGATGCACAAGAGTCGAGGACGTTGGTTACGAGCTATATGGAGGGAGAGGAATAGAGTTTCGCTTCCCTTCAGTGTACGAAGGGGCTTGCTGGATAGCAAAGAATCTAGGGATTCCAGAGGACCGAAGTTTGAGCATAGACAGGATAGACAACGAGGGACACTACGAGCCTGGGAACCTCAGATGGGCAACTGCCAGCCAGCAGGCGAAAAACAAGAGGAGTCGCCAGTGTCCATCCTCAAGGTATCGAACATTCCTGAGAGACTTTCCATCAGTTGGCTATTCGAGGCATACCATAGACTCTTTGTTCAGGAAGGGTCTTTCTGGTCAAGACATCTTGAATTCGTGGGAGAGGTACCAGAAAGGGGAAAGAGGCCAGAGGTCGCCGAACTCAAAGTTGAATACTTTCATGAGGGAATCTCCTCACGTGGGGTATTCAAAGTCGCACATACACAAGCTGATAAGAAACGGAGCAACCTACCGAGACATAGAAGAGAGTTGGTCGAAGATTGCATCGAAGGGGGAGGCGAATCCTCACTTAGATCATGCGAATACTCTCAAGGAAATGAAAGAAAAATATCCAGAAGTAGGATACACTGCGGGACACATAAGAAAGCTCCTGAGGCGAGGAATGTCAGCAAAGGAGATACAGAATGCTTGGGGGAAAAGCAAGAGGTGTGGGACATCGTCAATTGCGGCCCAAGGCAAAGATTCACAGTAAGCGATAAACTTGTTCATAACTGTCAGGATCACGGGGCAAATTGCCACGTGCATGGCAGCCTAAATGACGACCGCATCTGGGATCTGAGCGACTCGTCGAAGTCCCTCACCGATCAGACCCTGAAGGACCGCAAGGAAGGAAAAAGCGAAGAGCCGATCATCTGTCCTCGCTGCTCAGCAATGCGACTATCAGGACCTGAGTGTCATGAGTGCGGCCACAAGAGCAGCAATAGCGGAGTCAATATCCTGCAGCATGACGGCACTCTTCGTCAGGTAAAAGGCCCGTACGTCAAACGCAAGGCGAAGACCACCTCGGACGCCACCAAGGCCTGGTTCAGTATCTATTTCCCGTCCAGCAAGAGCAGAAGCAACAAGGCAATGACCTTCAAGCAGGCTTTGTCGCAGTACAAGAACAAGAACAGGCATCTGACCGTGTTCAATACAACCGACAGCAAGGGCAAGGAGCGGGTCGCTGTGGCGGAAAACAACGGTACAGTCACATTCTTACCGATGACGCCGCCTGTGAACAATGAATACCTGTGGAGTCAGAAAGTTCGTGACGTGCAGAAGAAGGATCTGCTATAGTGCCTCCTGTCTAATCAGGGAGATCGATCATGGAATCTGCACTAAGCTGGCTGGGGGACGTATTCAGGGCGATCCTCAAGACGATACCTCAGCTGATACTCGTGAGGTCCACACACGCAGGAGTGAGGTTTCGCAACGGCAGTAACGCTATCGAGATGAAGCCGGGGAATGGAATATTCAGGACAGGCATTCATGTCTACTGGCCCCTGGTTACTGAATGCGAGATTGTTCCAGTCAAGAGGCAGACGACCAATCTGCAGCCACAGTACTTGACAACCAAGGATCAGAAGACCATCGGAGTCAGGGGCATTCTGGTTTATGAAGTCAACAACGTTGTGAAGCTACTGACTGAATGCTACGACTACGAAGACACGATACGCGACCTTTCCCTGGCAGCCGTCAAGGAAGTGATCGTGCAGCACGAGTTCTCTCATCTGAGGGACAATGGAAAAGCGATCGACAAGGAGCTGGGAAGAACTCTGCGGGCTCAGCTAAATCCATATGGCGTCAAGACGATACGGTTTACCTTGAGTGACTTCAGCCAGTGCCGAGCTATTGCCCTGTGGGGAGTCGAGGGCGTAGTCGGACCACAATAGGAGAGAAACCAATGGCGACAAAAAGAGAAGTTACCGATCGCGAGAAGCTTGAAATGGAGAAGTACTGCGAGTACGCTATCCGGAACGGGCTGGACTACTACGACTGGTCGCCCGAGATTATTGACGAGACGGAAGAGGAAGGCGAATGGAGCCTTGTGAGCGATCCAACTTTCTAAGGAGCAGGCATGGTAGTTGAAGTTAAGACTCGGATACAGCCAGGTGAACTAGAGGCTCGCACGACCAAGGTGACGATAATCCCGTATGGTGATCCGCTCTTTCATGAAAGGGCAACATCTATAGAGATTGTCGACGAAGCTGCTGGCGAGTACTTGGTTATTCGGCAGTGCAAGGACGCTCTGAAGGAATTCGAGATCGACCGCGTGGAATGGCCAATTCTAAAGAAAACCATCGACGATATGATCGAACAATGCAGGAGCTAACGCATGGCCATGGAGCCAGATGAGTACAACGGGGAAGTATTCAACGCCCCCTATGAAGTTCAACTGATGAATCTCGGTCGGATCATCGAGAACCCTCAGCTGATCAAGATCTTCGAGGCCAGCGATTTCATGGACCCCGACATGAACACGTTGATCCGGGAGCTGAAGTCCGATAAGCTAACGGCTGCAAAGAACCTTCAGCTCAAGACTTACATGAAGAAGAAGGGGCTTGCGGACTGGGGATCAGAATCGTCCGGGTGCAAGAAAGAGCTATTTGAAGCTCAGCGAAGGCAGGTTGCAACACACGCACTCGCCTTCCATGCAAACATGATAGTTGAGACTCTCATGACAACAGGCCACGTCGGCAAAAAGGACGATATGATCAAAGCACTTGACACAATCAAAGGACTGATTGATGCAGCTCCACGAGAAGTACAGTGACGAAATTTTCATGACGTATATGGATTGCCTGACTGCAGGGGACGATGTGATCGTCAAGCAGAACGGGCATGAGTTCGTGAAGATGCGAATTACGTCTACAGGGGATGATGTAGTTCGCTGCGGCGGAAGCAATCAGTTCGACCTCGACGGGAATGGACTGAAGAAGACAGCAAACATCATGCTGCCAACTCGGACGACGTTCCGGCAATGGGAGACCTGTCAGCTCCGAAAGAAGCTTGCAGCACAGTTCGACAGACTGTACTCGATTGATCGTTTTCGCAAGAAGAAGATCGAAGACATGGAGTACATGATTCAGGTTATGAGGCAGAAATGAGCTATTCAGCTCCGAGTACCGGCCGACAAATCAGGTTGCGAAGCGGCAAACACAGCCTGTTAATCGCTACGTTCAACAGTGATGGAATCGTGATCAACTCCAGTCTGGAGTTCAATCTCACGAACGAGCTGAGGCGATTCTTCGAATTAGCACGAGAACCAGAGTCTGTTTCCTTGCAAATCACCGAGGGAGAGAAGATACTGTCGTGCGACTATCCGGAGCCGGATGGGCTCGGAGTCATGGACGCGGCCGACTTGATTGCGTCCAGGGCAAGAATGCAGTGTGCCCTGGATTTGCTACTGTCAAGCAATCTCCCGGAGTGGGTAGACAACGAAAAGGCGAGCGAGACGAAGTTGAATGTTGTGCAGTTGATCGAAAGCTGTACTGAGCAAATTGAACTCAAGCTACCGAAAGAGGATAGCGATGGAAGAACTGATTCTGTGCGTACCGACGAATAAAGCCTACGCCTACAAGTACGATTCGAAGATTGGGACTTGCTGGGTTCCTCACAAAGAAGCCGATATTGACGAGAGCTTCCGTCAGGTGATTCCCTACTGTGCAGTGAGGCGAGACGATGGCAAGATCCTTTCGTACCGTCGCAAAGGAAACGAAAGTCGACTTCATGGCTTGCTCAGTATCGGAGTAGGGGGGCACATTGATGCCGGGGAAGAGTTCATGGAAGGTATGGATCGCGAGCTGTACGAAGAAGCGGCGATCATGAATTGTGGGAAGAGCTACCTCGGGAAGATTGAGCTGAGTGACACGGAAGTTGACAAGGTGCATCTCGGAATCGCATTTATCGTCGACACGGACGAGGCGGAGCCCAAGGAAGAGCTGAGGGAGCCGAAGTGGGTCACCCTCGACGAAGCCAGTGAGCTTGAGGCTGAGATGGAACCGTGGTCGCAGGAGCTGTTGTGGCTGATTAAGAACCCATTCTAAGGAAGATCATGAAGTCTCGACCAAAGGTTAAATTCAGCAGGTCAGTCACAACAGACTGCACTACTGGGGATGTCACAGACGATACCTTGACCGCTCGACTAGGAGCAATCGTTATTGCAAAGATTAAGTGGTCACTGCAAGCTAACCAATTCAAAGAACTGTCGTGGCAAGTTGAGTGGACTGCTCACTCGCTATCACTGGGTGACATTGAGCAGGTCGTCGACAAGCTGAAGGAGCTGAGAGATGATGAATGAAGAGAGTCGAGCCCAGATCCTTGATAGCATGGACGAGCTACTTGAGGATGACTGGCTCCGAAAGAAGACCAATCGCAACCGTCGAGTCACTGAGTTGAACGCGTACGTTGCCAAGTACCTGCCAGAGCTAGAAGACCGCAAGCTGGGTGGCTTCCTGGATATTGGGCCCGGGCCAGGTGAGCTTATTGAGTTGGCAATGTCGAAGCAGATGGACGCCTACGGATGGGACGCTGAGACTCCGGAAGGTGGCATGGGTGATGCATACCTGGAGTTCTCTCGCTTGTCACACAAACTGCGGGATCTGGACGTCACGTACTGTAATGACTTTTCCCCGATTGAGGTTCGCTTCCGTAATGCCTTGTCGGTGATTAACCTACGCGGATCAATCGAACAGGTACTTTCTAGTTGCCTGAACGGCGAGCCGCATGACAAGCACCAGAACTGCAATCTCATGACATGGGACATGAAGCGAGGGCGAGACGGACTGAAGAAGTTCCTGAAGTGCATGCGAGCATCTCTGCTGGATAATGGAATCCTGATGATCGCCGGCAATGGAGCAAAGAATACAGACTGGTACGACAGAACGATCTCTGCTCTGTACTCAGAGTGCGGATTTACCCGCATGAAGCGATTCGACAATAGAACCCATAAATTCTACGTGTAAGGAAACACATGGACGAGTATCTACTCTTTGATATTGAGACGCGACCAAACCAGAGACTGCTGGAGAATCTCCGGCATGCCTACGAGATCGAGACGAACGAAGACATTGAGGTGCAGAACATGAGCACGCTCACTGTCGATAAAGTGAAGTCACTGATTGCTCGAGAGAATCCTTCCATTGCATGGCTGGAACTTCACTACCTGCGAGAGCATGAAGGCAAGGCTCGCAAGGGAGTCTTCGATGAGCTCAACAAGAGGCTTGACACGCTCCGCAACCCCATTGACAAGAAGTGGCTCACAACGCCCGAGACGCAGCAGATTATCACCATCGCCTGGTCCCAAGGGCCGGACGGCGAGATCGAGGTCCGGCAGTACGAGCAGGACGAAGCAGATGGCAGCGACTACGGCATCAATTACGACGAATGGCTCACGGACACTTTGTCAGACTTCTGGGGATTAGCTAAACGAACTAAGATCTGCGGATGGAATTCAGCTGGCTTTGACATTCCTGTCTTGATGCAGGAATCTCGCAAGCTTCAGATTCCCTATGAGCGGTACAAAATCCACTCATTCTCGGGCGTCGAGTACAACATGATGGATTTGATGAAGGTTCGGTTTCCTCGCGACTGGAGAGGCCTGAGGCCGTCTGCGATGGCCGTAGGGATGCCACCTGAGGATGATGCCGTCGATACGCTCGTAAGCGGTGCAAATGTCGCTAAGGCGTACCGGAATGGCGACTACGACTCGATCGCCACTCACTGCAGGGTCGACATTCGTCGGTTGCAGTATCTATTCAAGGCCTATCAAGGGCTGTACTTCTAAGATCGCAAGGTAACATCAAGGAAGAATAATGCTATTTATAACGAACTGTGAAACTGACGAGGCGTACCCGATCGGAGTCTCTGTCGACGGCGGCTGGGAGATCAGTCCATTCTTCAAACAGGACGACTTTGCTCACTGGCTTAAAGCTCAAGGCCCGGTCGACCTGGAGATGATGTTTGCTCAAGAATCAATCGAGCAGGTTACCTTGAACTGTCCGTCTTGCGGGGAAGCGGTGATCGCGATTGCAGATAACACTGACCCGGATCGCGATATCATGAACTTCGAATGCAAGAACTGCGGCAAGTCAGATTCGATAGAGATCGTGGAACCAGACGAAGGGCAGGAATAAGGCATGTTTCCGCTAAAGAGAGTGGATGTTATTAACGACATTGCAAGCTCCTTTTTGCCAATGACAATCATGGATATCGGCTGTGGAGCTTGCACTGTTGCCGACATCTTCTCAAAGCATGGCCACTATGTGCATGTGTCAGATATTGTTGATCACCGAGTGCCGGAAAAGTGGTCACAGAAATTCACTAAGTTTTCAGCCACTAAGGTTCCCCTGGAAGGGTACGAGTGCGTAATACTGGCCGGGCTGCTGTATCACTTATCCTTAGAGTCACAAGCTAAGGTCTGTGACCGGCTACGCGGAAAGCTAGTCTTTCTCGACACTCACTACATTGAGTCTGAAGAGAATGGCGAGCCTCGCAATCGAACTGAAAGCAGTGAGCCGCTACCGGTCATTCCGTCAATCAAGTACATTAGAGAGAAGCTGTTTCCGGGTCACTTCGTCATGCAGACGAAGAAGCATACAGAGGATCGGAGTTGGTTCGTGTGCGTGCCCCGGGAAGAGAAACTGCATTACGACAGGGCGACAATATGAAAAACAGTGAACTAAGAGGAAATCTAACCAAATGGATCACTGAGTTTGAGTCCATGATGGGTCCGATTCCAAACACAGATAAGCTGATTCCGTATTTGGCGTCTAGGATCGAGGACACAGTCTTCATTGAGCAGGACGACGACGTCATCGAAATCAAACACAACGGAAAGACACAACCGGCCCGAGTGCTAAGCGAAGAAAAAGGCCGTGGAATGGTGCAATTGCAACTACTCCACGACCAATCGTTTATGATGCTGACTTACTCAGAGCTGAAGAAAATCGCCCCGGGGGCCCAGATTGTCAAAGCCTTAGACGCCGTGAATGGGACCAACCATTCACGGATGAGCTAACGCTTAGCCGTTCCCTGATGGCTCAACATCGTACCAGAATGTAATATTAAGTGTCGTGACCGCCACGGAAGCCTTGATGCTTAGTGCCGAGTTCTCAGCGAGTCGCCACGGCTTGGACAGGTTAATCGTGTGGCCAAGACCGGCCGGCACAGCAACCTTTGGAACCTCGACAGTGGCTCCGTCGTACAGATCCACAAACGTGGCGGTCGCCGACTCATTCGAGAAAGTGATCGAATGCACGTTAATGAATGACCGGGCACCCTGAGCGGCAATCACTTCAGTGAGTGTGTCAGTCGCAATCGAGAGCTTGGCTGGATCAGTAAATGAAGACATGGTTTATCCTTGCTGCATCATGAGCATGAAACAGCCATCGGCTGTAGTTGAGCTGGAAATGACCGCACCACCGTGACTCCACTCGTAGGAGTGGTCGAAATAGGTGTGCGTATCGCAGAATTGTCGCCAATCAAAGATCATCTTATGTCTCCGTTGCAACAGTTACGTATCGTGGATCAGAGCCCGCAGCCGTGAACTTAAGGGCGACGATATCGCCATTCATGTCTGAGGTGCTCAAGTTAATCTTGTACATGCCATCTGATATCTCAGAAACGGCGTTAGTGCAAGCCGCAAATGCTGCACCGTCAAGCGATCGCTCTGCTGTGACAGTCTCTCCGGTGATCGGAGAAACGTGATCCGTAGAGTCGACCATCAGGAAGGTGAAGTTGTTGACAGCTGTGTTCTTCTTGAAGCCGGCCGGGTCGGACAATGATCGATTGGCGGCAGTCCACACGTCTGCAGTAGAGATGTCGTTCAATGCAGCGATCAGCCCTGGGACGTTATCAGTCTGCAGTTCGTTCGTGTCTGCAACAATAGCAGCAAGCTGAGTTGAATTAGAGTCGATTTCAGATCTAATGGAAGCCGCAGAAGGAGCTGATGAAGCCATGTCCGTATTCGTGGTAGTTGTATCAACAAGAACAACACCCTGAACCTTGTTGGTCGCTGGGTCGTATCCAGCATCCGCAAAGTCCTTCAGGTCGGCGGCGCTTTGCGAGGCTCCGCCAATCTCCGTCAGGTTCACATCAAGAGCATCACCACCATCGATCAAAGCATCATTCAAAGCAGCAGCCCTGAAGATGATATCCGGGGACCTCCAAGCAAGAACTCCAGTGCAGATCCCCGAGAAGTAACCAGTACCCTCGGTATCATTATTGATCGAAGCTCCGCCCGAGGCAGGAATCTCGATCTTGTACATGCCATCTCCGACATGCGTCCAATCGTAGTCACCTGAGGTTGTGGGAGTGACGGCTGTCTGCGTGATTACGCCAGCAGATGTGACAAAATTCCACACCAGGTCCATGCCGGCCTGGTTGTAGGCAACGCCAGTCTCCCGAGTGATGAAATCCGTATCGTCCATCAACGGCATAATATTGACAGGAACAGTCACCGCTGCGTCTACATCTATATGAATCATCTTAATGCCCTAACTAGCGTGCTGGTTGTTTTGGTAGTAGTAGTGAGGAGAGCCGCTGGACGCCGCTGAATGAGTCACAGTCAGGACCGGAATGTGAGAGCCGCCCTTCTCCGCGAATCTAATTACGAACCCTGATCTGTCACTGGCTACCCACGTAGGGTCACCAGTGGTTCCGACCTCTCGGTCATAGTTCACGGCAAGTCCAAACTTAGAAATGCCCTCCATATCAACAGCAGCTTCTCCGTCAGTGTTAAACGTCCACGTCTCGGTAGTCCAGTTCGTAGACATGTCTGTAATTTTTTTCCCCGTAGAAAATGGAGTTGTTCCTAGAGAATCATGGTCACCTGTAGCAATCGTGGTGTTGCTGGCTGGAGATGTTGAGTAAATGTTTGCATAAAAGTCAAACTCGTCGAAATAATTCTTGTCAACGCTCAAGCTTAATGAAGCTGAATCAACTGATTGCCCTGAGCCGATCGAGCTTGTGTCAAAAAGGAAGTGACCACGACTCAAAAAGTCCCACTTGTCCGTTGAACTTTTGGCCCAGATTCTGAAATCAGCGGTAGAGTCCGACTCATAGAGGTTTGAGGCATCGGTCGCGGCAACGATATCAGTCCAGGACAGGGAATTGTTCGCGTCCAAAGTCAATCCATCAAAGCAGGTCGTTTCGGGATTCGCATCAGGATTGAAAGTCACATCAGCGCGATAGACTGACCCTTGGCTCAATGCTTCCTGAATATCTGATCGTCTTACGTATTTGGTAGCCTTGACGGTCGCCAAGTCAGACTGAATCTCAACGTCAATCCTGACGTTCTTCTTTGTCTGGGTTCCGTCAAGGTTCGTCCACCAGCAGACAGGAGTCCGCAGCACTGACCCGCGAGGCGTTGCAGGGTCGTCACCCTTAGCAAGGAAAATAGAGAAGCCCTCTACGGTCGCTCCATCCCCAGAATTACCTGCCCATGGGCGACTGTCATGGTTTGCCCCAACGAAAGTCGTGGCATCGTCAGACTCGACATAGAAATCGTACTCAAGGAACTCGCTGTCCCCGGGAGGCATCTCCGTAATCTCAATCACATGCTCAAAGCGAGACGTCTTGCCTCTCCAGATGCCGTAGATGAGATTGCAGCCTGAGCCGAATGCGTTGTAGTAAATGACCTGCCAAGGCTTTTCAGGGTTAATGATGCCTATTGAGTTCGTGGGTGCGTCAGAGCGGAAACGCAACCCAAGGGCGTCCTCGGAGTTGTGCCAGTCGCTGTTAACGATCTGGCTCTTGGCGGAATACTCTCCATCGAAGGAGAGATCCACCCAGTCTTGGGCATTCGCTGGGAACTGAACACATCCGGGGAATGACTCTACAGTGAAGTCGCCCTGAACAGAAGAATCTACGTGACCCCACGCAGCACCCTTCTTCTTGTACGCGACCTGCCCTGTAGCCACCTTAGACGTGCGACTACCCACATTGTGCTGTGTGAGCGTATTCCAGAATGTGGGTACAAATTCGGGCATCAGGCAGCTTCCTTGCTGGAGAGACACAATGATCTATACCAAGGAAGGCTCTGAGGGTCAATCCGTGAAGGATTCGCTTAGAATTTGTAGCCGAACCGGTCGATAACGTAAGACTCAGATTTGGCTACAGCCTTCTTTTGCCGAGGAGAGTAGTAGCCTTGGTATGAAGACCTTCCTTCGCCTTGATTTGAATGAGGGAGCTCAATCTTGTGCCCCATCATCTCCTGGACTTTGAGCCATTCGCTTCGAAGGTTCTCAAATCTCATTATCAACGACCAGTCGATACCTTCAATGAATTCCTTCTGGGTGGTTATTCGACGAGGGTTCGTCTCGTCAAGGATCTTCTCAAGAAAGACAGGCCATTCTGGTTGCTCTTTTCGTTTTCCTAGATGCCAATGAAACCAGCTTACGTATCGGTCCCATGGGTTTCTGACACAGGTCACTAGCTTCAAGTCAGGAGATATGACCGAGGACACCATGCTCGGAGGATAGTGCGGTCGATATCGGTTACTGTTGCTTTTTATGTCTTCTTCTGGCTCCCAAATCTTACCGATGTAGTAACATGGCAAGCCACTCGTCATCAAGGCAATCCTTACAGATTCCCCGCCAGTTCTTCCAATGTGAGAATACCCTACTCCAGAGCAAACAATCATATCGCGGCTCCATTTACAACTAGATTGAAGAATTCCCCTGATCGACTTTCCCACGAAAGGCTTTCAGCCCACTCCCGAGAAGAATCGCTCTCTTTTGATATATCCTGGCCTAGCAATCTCTTGCAGATATCGACGATCGATTGCGGATCACATATATGCCAGTCCATGTCTCTAGCGATTTTCATCTGAGATGTTTCGCATTGAATTTTTCCAATCGAAGGTATCTCATTCCAAGGCTGACCATCGGTTGAGATTACAGGCATTCCACAGGCCATTGCTTCCATGGGTTCAAGGCCGAGTCCATCCACGGTATGGGGAGATATTAGCACATCTCCGAGTGAGTAGAGATCTTGATTCGAAGCCACTTCTCCCGAGTCGATCTTCAGGCCTCGTACATTCCTCTGGCTACGTACGACTAGAGGAAACTCTGGCCATAGCTTAGTGGCTTTAACAATAGGAGCTAGTCCCTTTCGCTCATTCCATCCACCGTTCCCGTTAAGAAAGAGGAATTTCTCGCACTTGTTCCTGCTTCTGTGCTTGAACCTGGATGAGTCGACCGGCCAAGGAAATAAGACGCACGGAAGCCCATCAGTCTTCAACTTCTCGTAGCATTGGACCGTCGGACATATAAACAAATCAACATCCTTTACCCATCCCTTTCTGGGCGTCCATTCAATCATCGGGACGCACACGACCCTTTTGCCTTTCGACTTAGCAACCGAAGTGAGATCTTTGAAGTAAGGGGTCTCGCAGAAAAGGATCACGTCAGACTGATCGATTACTGTCGAGACATTAGATTCGCCCCTAGCCAGGTTAATGTCGCCTCTCTCGGAAGGCGATCCATTTTCAGGCTTGTTTTTATGGCCTTTTATGAGCCAGTTTTCTATGTCGCAGTACGTGGCAATCTGCCGGTTAAGCTCCCCAAGTCCAGTCCTGCAGCGATATCCCACAAGAGTTACAGCCGGGCTCGTCCTTCTCTTTTTAACTGGCTTGCCTTCCGTAAACCTTAAAGCGTCGAACTCTTCTCCGTTCCAGAGAGTTACTGCAGGGTGTTGAGGGTTTCCCATCGAAGAAACGTGACCAATATGCTGCACAAGGCTTGGGTTGTGTATGTACTCTGCCCAGCCAGCTTTACGGAACGACTCAACAATTCCACCGTCAACTTTCCGGTGTCCATCTCTTCTGCTCTTAGGTCGATTAACCATGTGATCGTGAGACAATAGAGTAGTCACGGCCTCGCGACTGAACACTAGCCCGACAGCTCCTCGCCCACGCTGGCTCGCCTTGTGCCAGCCAATGCTTTTGCTTGAGGCAATCTTAGTATTCTCATGAGAAGTGATGAGATTTAAATACCCATTGTGAGGGTACTTACAGGAGTCGAGATAATCTCTGAGGTTAGGGTACGTCAGCATGTCATCCTGGAAGATAGCAAATCTATCAGCTTGAGGGTTCAGGACGTACAGTTCCCAAAGGGCCATTACCCAGTTGCCGAAGGTTCTGACGTTCTGGGTATGGGCAGTCATTGGGAGTCCATACTTCTCGTATCTTGAAAGGTCCTCGCATCCGTCAATAAACAGGTGAGGACTGTCAAATCCGCCAGAAGCAAGAGACTCAAGAGTCCTTGGCAACAACTCCTTCTCGCGTGACGGAACTGTCGTCACGCCATAGGACCAAACAAGAGATCGAGGCAACTTATCTACTTTTTTTTTAGGCGAGAAGACCTTTGAGACTCGGTCAATCACATTCTCGAAGATGTTAACAGGCGGATCCATACCGTCTTCTCGAAGCTCAGCGTTGGTTATTGCTTGGTCAAGAAATAAATGAGCCGCACTCTCAGAAAACACATGCCGCAGTATCTTTCTCCTGCGAGCGTTCTGCTTTAGCTTGTCTATGATCTCGTCCCGATGTTCTCTGCAGCCGTCCGGGCCCCACTCGTTCATCTGGTCACGAAGAGCCTTGCAGGCCCCGCAGGTCGCAAAACGAACGGTATGAAATAGCCGCTCCAACTCTGTGCCGACTCCTTCTTTCTTGGGGGGCTGTCGCCGGATTGGCTCGCGAACGACTTTCTCCCGGGGAGGGACAGGCTTTCCCTGAAACGAAGCCATCCATCTGGCGTGCTCATTCGGGGTGAGCTCGATCTCATTCCCCTCAGTGTCGTATTTGTATCCCTGGCAAAGCATCCTCTTCAGGCCTTTAAGGGAATCGCAGTCAAAATCATCACTCATTCTGATACCTCAACCGTCATAAGGATAGGTACGCCAAAATCATTTGGATCAAGAATAACACCGCAGCAGCCTTGAATGTCTATGTCTTCCCATTCCATGGTAAGTGGCTCGCACTGACCAGAAGTAGACTCGACGGCCGGGTCGGCATAGCAGCCTGGTGGAGTCAAGAAGAAGTCAGCCCCGCCTGTTCCTGTGCCTGTGCCACCGCTACAGCTTATTACCATTCCAGAAAGGTTACTCAGTTCAACCGAGGTTCCGGTAGCGTTCTCGCAGTCGATAATGCCGGTCTGGTGCCACTCTGGTGGATTAGAGCCTGCCTGATAAGCGAAACTGATTGGCTTGGATGTGCAGTTGCAGCCATAGACTGCACTGCTTACGCTGACTGTTCCTGTTAGCGTCAAGGGGACCGTGTCATCAGTCAGGTCACAGCAGTCGATCGGGTCACCTGGCGGCGGGGGAGGACAAGGCTGGCATTCCCCTTCGCCACGGCACACCTGAATAATGTGCTCTTGTGATCCCTCGGTCGGACCCGTGCCAGTACCTGTCTCGCTGATCGAAAGCTTTGGGACAGAAGCCAGAATAACTTCGTCACCGATAGCCAGGTCATCAAGACCGCAAGCCTCGGCAGTAACGAGCTGACCCGTCCTTGTCATTGTGCGACACTCGTCTCGGGCACGACCCGGGACAGAATGGAAATTCACAGTAATTGGACCAGAGCTACACTCTGAGCACCCGGAATTAGAAAACTCCGCAGAGCCACTCATTCTTCCGTCAGCAGTACTTGTTGCTGTGCCTGTTCCTGTCCCAGTGCCGGTTGAGGAAGGATTGCAGACAACCTCAAGAGTGTCCGGAGCAACTGCGTTTCCGCAACCGCCAGTGGCTGCCCAATCCTCAGCATCAGTGACGTTTATACTGCACGACAGATTGAAGTAGAAGATTCCATTGGGTATCTCAGCGAATCCAGTCCAATATCCGCTGCCTCCGTACATCGTAAAGGTCACGCCATCGAAGTCGCCACATCCATCTATAGTTGCTTCAATGGTGCCAACCCCAAGATCACAGCAGGCCTCACATGGCAAGTACCCCATGTCGTCCGTGTCAGGCAACCCATCAGCACTAATCACATTAACAATGTACCACTGGCCATTGATCTGAGCGATCAGGACATATGGCTCTTTGGTCGTATCCAGGACATAGCCGTCACACTCGTCTAGAACGCAGGCCTGAGCCGTGACAGTCTCGCCTGTGCGAGTCCATGGACAGGATACCTGGCTGTCGTCCACGACTCCGTGACTGCAGCCATCCCAGTTCATGCCGGTGTTCGTGTCGCCGCACATGTGAAGCGGATACAGCTTGCCGTCAATGGCAGCCA